GACCGGCCAGCACCCGGAACACCGAATCAAATTCATGATCGGCTGGCTGGCGGCCCCAATCGACTCTGGACTATTTGTTCGCGGCCGCTTCACGAGCAACCCTGGCGGCATCGGCCATGGCTGGCAGATGAAAGTCTTTCTGCGCAATCGCTGCCCAATTCACAGCCCCGCAACCTACGCCGACGACCGGCCCTACGAGACCAGCGTCTACCCTGGCCGCATCTACCGTGGCGCGTGCTGGACGGACGACTCCCCGGTCTGCAAGGCCACATCCTTCATTCCGTTTTTCCTCGCCGACAACCCCTTTTATGGCCGGGAGAAGCTGACCGGCCTGATGAGCCAGTCGAAAGCCCTGCAGCAGCAGCTCCTGTACGGGTGCTGGTGCAATGCCGCAGGCCTGTACTTCGACTTTATGCGCCCGGATGATGTTGTTCCCTACGCCTCAATCGGCGACTCCTGGTGGTGGCAGCACTACATGGCCATCGACTATGGCTACGGAAACTCGGCGGCCGCCGCCGGCCTGTACGCCGTGGCTCCGAATGGCCGGGTGTTCAAGACGCGCGAGCGCATCGAGCGCAAGATGTCAGCGAAAAACTACGCGTTAGGAATTTGCGAAAAGGGCTTTGGTTCAACCGATTTTCCCTTTCAGGGCCCCCAGCAATCTTGGCTGAAGAAACTAAAAGCTCGTGACCCCGAGCCACCGCGCATAGCGTTTTGTGTGATGGACGAGGCAATGGATCAGCATCACGGCGCGGGTAAAAGCGTTTACGCTGTGATCTCTGAAATAATGAATGCTCATGGCGTAGCAACAATGAAATGGGCACATGATCCAGCCGGCAATGCCCAAGTGCTCTACAATGGTCTTTCCAGTAATGCTTTGACGTTGACCAGAGCTTCTTCCGATTTACCATTGACCTACCGTGCAATCAGCAGCCGAATTGTGGACGAGCGTAAGGCTGTAAAGAAGATTCACGGCGCATGGGAGGACGACAGCTACGATGAAACATCTGGAGGATGGAACACGTGGAAGCTGAATAGCGAGATGCCGGCGCGGACCGCGCTACAGCAGGAAATAGACGAAAAGCGCAAAGAGGGCGTGGACGAAACAACTTTGGCCAGAATAGCCTGGAACCGTGAACAGGCCATCCTGGCGGATGAGCGGAAGAAAGGGAAGGGCATCAGGTTAGGTCGGGACTTGAACACTCCCGGCAAGAGGTAACTTATCCCGATCAGAGAGACAGCGATTATAACCCGCTACAAATGACTCTGAAACGATTTTCGCAACACTTTGTTCCGACACTTTTCCTGAGTTGCATTGATCGATAAGCCGATCAACTTCTTTTTTGATGATTTTCATTTGCGCGTTCACGGCTTCATTTAGACCTTGAATCTCCATGATCAACTCTCCTTTGAGGCCTATGCTTTCGTTTGCACATAATACGAACATGCTCTAAAAGTTCACTTGTTATGTATGGCTCAACCATGCAGTTGTCAGCAAAATGATCTTCCGGTATTTCTCCAGGTTTGCAGATAATTATTGAACGTGACCGTGGTGCCAACGGGTTAATGAGTCGCACCAGATCATCTCCTGTTGATCCGTCAAGTTTTTGACTGGCTATCAGCACACGAAAATCATGTGTTTGCGCAAACAGAAGCGCCTTGGCTGACGAGTCACACGCTTCTACCTTGTAGCCGTTGGTGGAGAGCATAAAAGATAAAATGGAAAGCTGCTGTGCGTCTGAAGAGACGCACAGCAGAACCTTTTTCGGTCTCAATTTGTTTCTCCCGGTGGTTAGCTGATGATAGGTAGGGTGTCCAACTGCTCGACCTCAGAGGTGTGTAATCTGTTCTTCAGCCAGGCTGCAATGGCATTGATGGCCGCAATCTTCCACGCACCACCATCAGCTTCGAAAAGGGCAAAACCTCCGCCGTTCTTGACTCGGAAGATAAAGTCACTTGCCGGCTGGTCAAGTTCACGGAAGGTGCGGAACGGCTTCAGACTGAGGCGCGCCTTGACTTCAACTTGCTCCCTGAACGCAACGCCCTTCTGCGCTGTTACTTCCTGACTCACTCCCGTGTCTGCAAGTTTCACCGACTCCTTCAGATCGATGTGGCTGGCAAGATCAAGAAGCTTCTTGAGGTCTTCAGAGTCCTGGAAGTGTGACTGAAGGCCGATGATAAAGTCTTCCTGCCCTCCCCAGGCATTGAAATAAGGAAAGGCAGTAATCCCTTCCGTAGGCTTGGCGACAAGCGCTGCAATCCGATCTCCGTATACATCTGCCTCGCGCTTGGAAAGCCTAACTTCTTCATGGTCCACAACATGGATCACAAAATCTTTTGCGTCGAAGCTGTCGATCCCAGCTTCGAGCATGTTTACAAATCCATCCAACGTGCCGACGCTGAAGGCCTCGGCCACTGGAGGTTTGACAAGCGAAAGATGCTTGTCTGTGTAAGTAAGGCTATTAATTGGGTGCTCTGTGGCTGCTCCCAAGTCTACAATCTTTTGAATTGTCTGTGCATCCATTACAAACTCTCATTCTGTCTGTAGATACAGACGGTTGTTGGTGCGATGTCAAACGAGTTACTTGACTTCGGCAGCATCTTCGACGGACTCAGCTTCACCCTCGCCGTCAAATATCCCCATCTGGCGGTCATCTTGAGTGAACGCCTCGACGATGGCTCCGGTCTTGCGAAGATAAAACGACCCGTCAACTCCCTGGTGGCTGGAGAGCTTGGTTTCGACCTTCACTGTTACATTTCCACCGGAACGGTCAATGTAAGGCGCAAACTCAAAAGACAAGACAATCTTGCGCTTTTTATCCGCGCTAGTGTTGGGATCTTTGATGTTGTTGTTGACTTGTGTGAGAGCGCTTTGAAAGAGTTCCATAGCGGCTCCGCGGCAGATAGAGATAAGATCAGCTTTTGGCACGGAAGACATTGTAACGCCTCATTTCTTTGGTTGGTTAACAAGAATATACGCGAAACACATGAGCGCCGTCCCTAGATACAACTGCGGACCATGCGCCCTTGGTTCGAGCACATACATTCCGTAGATCATAAGCAAAAACGACGCCAAGAGCCGTAAGAATCGCACTGAACTACCCCCGGTAGATAGCTGGGATGTTGGATGGAGCCGCCTGTTTTGGCTCAGGAATGTCACTGACGAGCACTTCCGTGGTGAGCAACAACGCACCAATGGAAGCGGACTTTTCCAGCGCAATCAGAGCAACCTTGGCAGGATCAACGACGCCCGCCGCGTACATATCCCCGAAGGTTCCGTGGGCTGCATCATAGCCATGTGAATCAGGTTGGCGCAAGATGGCGCTTACGATCTCCGCTGCATCTTTTCGCCCAGCATTGCGGACGATCTGAGTTGCAGGTTCGCGGATTGCGTTCAGTAGTATTTGCGCGCCTTGGCGGGTTCCGTTTTCAGGGAATTTCTCCAATAATGGCGAGTTGTGTTTTGACGCGCGCAGCAGCGCCACGCCGCCTCCCGGCACGACACCGGCCTCAAGCGCACCACGGCAAGCATGAACCGCATCCTCAGCGCGGGCCTTCTTCTCAATCATGGCGGGCTCAGAGTATGCCCCCACGCGCAGCACCGCCACACCGCCAGTCAGCCGGGCGATGCGATGGTCAAGCTGCTCCTTGTCGTAGGGGTTTGTCGCGTCCGTCGACTGCTGAATCAACTGGCGGATACGCTCATTCTTCTTCTCTTCGTCGAAACCACCCTCAACCAGCACGGTTCGTGTCGGCGAGATGATGGCCTGTTTGCAACTTCCGAGATCGTCAAGCGTGAAGCTGGAGAGCTGGTCGTCAACCCGCGTCGAAGTCTGCGAGTGGACACGCTTGGCACCGATCGCAATCTGGAGGTCAAGCAGCGCGGCCGTGCGCGATTCTCCGTAGCCTGGCAGCTTGACGAAGCACCCGCCAGGGATGGTTCCACCGGCTACCTGGGCGGCAAAGAGATTCAGGGCGTCACCCGTCAGATCCTCAGCCACAATCAACAGCGGTCGACGAGCCATGATGCATGCCTGAAGAATCTTGAAGATATGATCGCCTGCGATGTTCTGCCCGCCGACGATGACGCGCTCTGAAAGAAGAATATACGGATTGTCCAGCACGCACCGCTGACTGGTGAGGTCATTCACAAAGAACTGATTCGCTCCGTTCGCGCCGCGCCATCCCCGCTCGAAGTAAAAGCCCTCGAGGTATTCGACAGTGGTTGTGTGGTCGCGGCTCTCGTTTAGCTCCACCACGCCCCGCTCGCCGACCTTCAGCGTAGCCTCAGCAATAAGTGAACCCAGCTCCACATCCCCATGGGTGGAGATGATGGCAACCTGCTTGACCAGCACCGGTGTGGCCTTGATGGCCAACGCTTTGATGGTCGCGGCGCAAGCGTCGGCCGCCGCCTGGATACCATCAGCCAGCAGTAGCGGCTCAGCTCCGGCGGAAACGAGTTTCATGCCTTCGGTGACGATTGCCTGAAGGATTACAGAGGCGGTGGTTGTACCGTCCCCGGCCTCAGTCACCGCAGCGTCGGCAACCTCACGCGCATAGGCCGCGCCCATGTTCTCAAACGGGTCGGGAAGGTCTGATACTTCCTTCGCCACGGTTACGCCGTCGCGGGTGGCCAGGGGCTGCCCTGGACGGTCCAACATAACGTTGCGCCCACGTGGGCCGAGAGTGACCTTTACGGGATCGACAACGGAATCGACGCCGCGCAGCAGTGCCGCGCGCGCCTTGTCTCCAGAAAGTGTTTGTTTGGACATACATGCCTTTCAAATTTGGTTTGTTTGGTGCCATCATGCTTTTATAACAGTGACTACGAGAGCACTTCGGAAGAATAGAAATCCGGGTTGTATTCCATCTCGACCGAGAAACAGCCAATGTATGTCTTGTCAGGGGCGAACAGTAGATACATTCTCGGCCAACATGCCGGATCATTCAGATCACTTCCAGCATCATTCATTTCATCTTGTGCAGCATCCGAAGCAATCCACTCCCCCATCGTGTTCGTGCTTAAAAACTCAACCAGGTCTTCCCGGCCTTCGACCCGCGCTGCATCTTCTGGATTTTCAACATGAACATAGAAGTATTTCTTCTCTGTTTCTTCCATTGCATTTTCCTATCCGCGCCACTTGACGCCTATTTCTTATCTGGTTTTACGGCGGGTGGCTGCGGTGCTTTGGGGCGAGCAACACATTCCGGGTCACCTTGGGCGCTCATGCTGATCTGGTAATCGGTTCCGCAGAACTTCTGCAGCTCCTGAACAATCAAAGAGAAGGCGTTGCCTAGCGCCTGTGACTTCTGCTGCTCCGCAGAACCATAGAAGTCTCTGTAGACCTTCGAGTGCTCAAGTTCGAGCTGGGCATCGGCCGCTGCAGCCTTCGCCTTCAGGATGCGGTACTTGAGCGCATCTGGCACAACGGGCGCCGCAGATTTATCGCTTGGCGGCAAGGCGGGCTTGACAACTCCGGCGGGCTGGCTGGGTTTTTCTGCGGCCGGTGCCACAAGCGCATGTTTGACGTTGGTCTGAATCTGGGCGCTGGCCATTGCCGCGCTGAAAATCAGAAGTGCAACAAGTGAGATGTGCTTCATGTTTTTCTCCTGTGGTTGAGGTGGTTGATGAATTGCGCGGCAGGCGGACATGATGACTCTGTACCCCGCATCGTGTTGACGGCGACCTCGGTATTTTGAGCGGCCGCGCAAACCTAGCGAAGAGCCGCTTCGAGTGTTTTGGTAAACTCTTCGAGGTCTGGATGAGCGTCGAGTGCGGCAATCGCAGCATCCACTCTCATAAGTTCAGCTTCGAGTATGTTTTTCTTCTGGTGAAGCTTTTGACGTTGCGTTGGAGGCACATACTGTGAAGCCTTTTTTTCCGATATAAGACCAGTTTGCGGCTGATCACACGCGTAACCTTGTTCCATTTTCTCCTCGCTTTCGGTTGAACTGCGTTGATAAATTGCGCGGGCCAGACTTGATTCCGGCAACCTGCCGAAGGTTTGCTTTAAGCGACAATCCCGAATAGGTCAGTTTTTTCGCCGCTCTCAGATCCGGCACCGGCCTACCGTTTGGCATCAGGGAGGTCCTTCGGGTTCCTTGCGTGTCAATTCACGCCGCCGCGCAAACTTGGTTACTTAATTGCGTGGGTCCGTAGTCCTTAATCGCCCACAGAACCCGCCGAAGCGTCCAGACTTTACAGAACGGTTGCCCGCGCAAACTTGGTTACATGAGCGCCGTTGGAAGAGGATCTTTCGGAGGGCCGACTGGCCTACGCCCGTGGATCTCTTCATCACGCATCGACAGAAAGTCCTCGCCGTCGACCTTAATTTCAGATCCAGCAAAGTCACCAAAGCAAACATGGTCACCCGGTTCAAGGTCAACCGGATCAATCTGCCACGTCAGACGGTTGCGCAACCCCGGCCCGACAGCCACGACGATACCCTCGTCAAGCTGTTTTTGCATTGACCCTGGAACGATAACCTCGCCCGGCTTTGGCGCCGGACGTTCCAACCTGCGGACGACTACTCTGTCTCCGCGCGGCTCATAGTTGATGGTGCTCTTCAATGTTTCCTCCTTACCTTCTTGGCAGTTAATCCTGTCTTTTCAACGATAAGATCGAAATGCAGTCCGCTGAGTTTCCGAAGATAGGCGAACCCAAAACATCCACATCTGGAGCATATTACGTTCTGCTCCACAAAATACCCCTGGTCTTTGGTAGCGCGCCCCCAAACCCACTTATGATTTCCGAGCAGGCATTGAGTTCTGTTCCATATTTTCAGAAGAGTTTTCACCTACAGAATCTCCAGACCGTCATCAACCAACGGGAAGCTTCCTTCAGGTAGCCGCTCGTCGTCAAGCAACTGAGCAATCACGGCCCATGGAGGCCTTTCGACGCACTGCTGACAATATATCGCATCAAGTAATTCATAGGATCTAAGCGTTTCAAGAGACTTGACCTCGTCATAAACTAGCAGCACGGCGGCCCCCAATATCCAGTTTACCTTTGAAGGTGCGCGCCGCCGCAGCCAGGCAATGCGGAGCCGAGCAGTAGCCGGTCATCTCGTCAATCACACACGGCTCACCGTCACTCAGGTTGCCAAGGTCCGACTCGGGCTGGTGGCAGTGCTGGCAGACTCTCTCACCCCGCGCACCCTTGCGCTTCTGGACCCAAGTGTAGGCCATCTCCGCAAAGGTTACCTGGGTACGCTCAGGTTCCGGCGCAACGGCCACACGCCCAACCTGTGGGGCGGTGAACAGCGACATTTGCTCGGCAACTGCGTTCATGGCGAACCTCCTGAACTGACCTTAGAATAACCGAAAAACAGAAAATGTCAATAAGAAAAATATAGAAATGATTATTTTTCTTTACTTCTTATTCAAAACCGGCTAGTGTTGGTTTGTGAACATTGACCTGGATAGCTCATCGAAAAAATCCCGCAAAGCCCCTCACTGCTCTGCCAAGAAGACGGTCTGTGTGAGTTTTGCGGCAGACATCCTGACCAGAATTGACACCCGAGCCCGCAAACGCGGCCTTAGCCGGTCCGGTCTGGTCAACTTGGCGGTTACAGAGAGCCTGGAGAATTGGGAAAAACAGGAGAATGGTAATGTCTGAATGCGCAAAATGTGGGGTCACGGTTATCGTGCTGGTCGTGATTGCCGACGTGTGCAGGGCGCAACAGAAGACGGAGCCCGCGTTGCCTGTTGTGCAGCCTCCTCCCATCCTAGAGTGACTCTTCCATGGTGCCGAAGTTGACGATAGAGCAATATCACGAGGCATGGATGTACCGGCCAGTGGAGAGGGCGAACCTCTATCGCGGCCTACGCGGGGATTCTACGGGTCAAACGCACGAATCACAGAGGAGGAGAAGCAATGAACTATCCGCAAGAGAAGTACCGCGAAGTGAGATCCGCGACAGGTTTGGATTTGTCGATTTCAACCATTGACCGCATCCTGTCCATCTTCGCCACTGTTCCGCAGTTGACGCGAGAGCAATGGAAAGAGGCGTGGAAAATATACCGGTGCGAGAATGACTTACGGGGGGCGATTAACACTTTCCTAGCCAAGCAGGGTCCGGTGGTTGCGGCCAAGCCAGCAGACGGCATGGTATTGCTGGAGGACGCGCTGACGATTGCCAACCAGCGTGCCCTGCTCGACAAGTACGATGCCGACAACACCGCGCTTATGCAGGAGAACGCCAAGCTAAAGGCCCGCACACTGTCTTGTGTGTTCTGCGGTGATCCGATGGAAACAATGGAGGCACTGAAGACGCACTCTGCCGACTGCCCGAAGCATCCGGCTGTGATTGAGAACGCCAAACTGAAGGCACAGGTGGAGAGGCTTAGCGATCCAGTTACGAGTGTCGAAGAAATATCTTCTTTGGC